GACATTCTAAGCATCATACTGGTAAGCATTTAAAAGAAATGGTTTCTTTAATGAAAAAAGGTAAAACATTTACTGACTCTCATAAATTAGCAATGAAGAAAGTTGGTAAATAACAAATAGGAGATTATAATTATGCCTAAAGGAACATACGGCAAATCGTCTAAGAAAAAAAAGACACAAACTAAAAAGAAAACCAAAAAGCGTAGTGGTTATTAATAAAGAAAGCTGGTAAACAATGATCATAAGAAGGTGTAGTCAGGGTCATCATATTAGGCTCCATAAAAATACAACCCCGGGTGCTACCCGTGTAAAGACCTATCCTGATGGAACCAAGGAGACTCTGACATACCCTTCGTCTTATTCATATTTTGTAGATGTAGATGGCGAGATTGAAAAAAGAAGCAATAGCTTTAAGGTTATCGAAGAGTTCTATGTATCTGAATGTGCTAAAAAACACGGAGATGGGCATGGAAGACTGCTTATTGGTAAACACCATTTGATAAATGGAATAGCGACAGATCAAAATGACTACCCTTCAGATTCCAATACAAAAGCAGAAATAAAAGATTTTTATGATAAAAGAAATATATCTTATGGAAACACTGAAACAAAAGCTCAGTTATTATCTAGGATAGGACATCATTACGATGTAAACGATAATATAATAGCAAATTTTATAAAGAGATAATGAACAATCCAGTAGCGAAATTAGTATCATGGCAGATAAGAACAGGGCAGCTTGATTGCTGGACCAGTTATCATTTAGCAGCAGGTGCATTTTTATGTAAAATATTCCAATGGTTCAACTGGAGTGATTTTTGGTGTGTGATGGGAGTATTCATTATTGGCGTTCTATGGGAGATATTTGAGTGGTTTGTTGAAGGAGACGAGGAAACCTATGGCTCCAAAGAAAAATGGGCGTATAACACAGCATCTGATCTCATAGTAGAAACTGCTATGGCATGGTGGATGGTATTGTAGGAGTTAGTAATGGCTAAAGGAATTAGAAAATATACTGCAGCTGAAGCAACGTCTTTGGCTATTGGTCAAATGGGATTTGATCTTATCGCAGAACATGATACAAATTATTCAAGTCCAGACTCAGGTTCTTGGGTTGCAATACAGGCGTTAGGTAAAGATAGTAGTGGAACTACTGAATTTTTAAAATTAAAAGCAACTTGCAATATTGGAGACAATCTTAATTCTGCTTATTTTTATTTGATACCGGGAGAGATCCTATATGGTAATTTTGCAACTATCCTTAATCATACAGATTCTACAGCAACATGCATAGCTTACAGAGGATGAGAAGAACAAAGCGAATAAAGAAAAGGCTAAACATGATGAAGCCTAAAAAATTAAGTTTGTTTCAAAGGCTTAAAAAATGGTTCAAGTCTAAACTGTGGAGTTCTAAATGAACTATAAGATAAAAAAATTAAAAAGCGGAGATTTTAAAGTTGTTAGTACGAGTTATGACATTCCTATTAATTATGTTTATATTGATTAGTTTAACTGGATGCGATTCTGGTTGGTCAGTATGTGGCTGGGAGGTTAAGTGAGTGGGAAGCCTGAAACTGCACGAAGCTACAGAGGTACAGTCGTTGATGATAATGCCGTTATATCAATTAATATTAAATGGCTACTTCAATCAGCGGTGGTTATTGCAGGTCTTGTTTATTCATATTACTCAGTTATTCAAAGGATCGCAGAGTTAGAGAGAAAAATGTCAGACGCTAATAATACAATTACAGAGTTAGTTGAAAAACACATAGTAGAAGAGCAAGAAAGATTTGCTGAGATGGAAGAAGAGTTAAAGTGGTACGAAAAAGCTTTAGGTAAAAAGAAGAAGAAATAATGGATTTTATGGCAATATATGGTGAAGCAGGAATGATCGGTGTGGTTGGAGTTATGTTTGTATATCTTGTTATGTCCTTATCTAAAAAATCAGAAGCACAGCAACAAGCATTAGAAAATTTAAAGATCGAGAATAAAGGTCAGAGTGAAACACTTGAAAACATGGAAGGCATGGTAATAAAACTTATCAACAGGTGGAACCAATCAGATGATAAACTAGATAGAAAGTTTGATGCTATCACCAAAGAAATAAATGATCTTGATAATCAGGTATCAGAATTAAAAGGCTCTATGAGTCGTATAAATGGAAGGAGCTAATGGATAGTTTAAAAGTAACAGGATTAAGTACGGGCTTAGGTATGGTCTACTATACAGATCTTATATCAGGAGTATTGATGTGCATTATGTTTGCGATCAATATCTATTACTTAATATTAAAAGCAAAGAAAATGAAGGAGTCTTAATATGGACCTAAAGAAAATGTTAGTTGAACTAGCTGAAGCTCAAGCAGATAAAATGAGAGAAGAAGCTGTTAATCATCTTGGATCTGAAGAGATGACAGAAAAAATAGCTAGTGCTATCAATAAAAGAATTGACATTCCGTTTGTGTCTGAAGATAAAGAACAGATATTTTTTGAAAAAGTAGTAGATGTTGTTACGGATGTATTAGAAGGTGTATTTAAAGGAAAATAACTATGCCAAAGTTCGGAAAAAGAAGTAGGGAAAGATTGCGTGGTGTCGATTCTAAACTTGTTAATGTCTTAAACGAGGTAGTTAAACACTTTGATATCACTGTAATAGAGGGTCTTAGAAGTCAAGAGAGGCAAAATGAACTTGTTAAGCAAGGAAAGTCTAAAACAAAATTTGGTAAACATGTTCTCGGAAAAGCTGTGGATATCGCTCCTTATCCTATTGACTGGGATGCTCGTGATGATTTCCATTATTTGGGCGGTTTCGTTTTGGGAATCGCCTCAAAGTTGGGGGTTGATGTAAGATGGGGTGGAGACTGGAATGCATCAAGTATGTATAAAGGTAAAAGAACAACAAAAGATAACAATTTTGATGACCTTGTGCATTTTGAATTGAAAGAGTAATGTATGCCAAAGCAGATATTTCAAATAAAAGATTTCAGTGGTGGACTGAACACTTTAAAGGACCCTGCTGATATAGCAAATAACGAACTCCAAGATATTGAAAATCTTAGGGTCGATAAACAAGGTTCTATATCTGCTGCTTATATCAATACAGACTCTACCAATAATAAGGTAAGTGCTTATAACAGTTCACACATTTCAACAATAGAAGCTGGGTATGGTCTTGGATATCTTGAAACAGATCACGTAAGAGATCCTGTTACAGTTTCTCAAACAAGTTCTATAGCAGGAGATGATGACAATGAAGGTTCTGCCTATGGATTTATTGCACGTCAAGTTGGTGGTGAATATAAAGAATTAGAATACAGATCAAACGGTACTCAGCAAAATCTAGCTAGTTCATTTCCTATTGGAACTCAAGTATTGCTTACGTCCACAACGTTTACAGCAGATGGACTAAGCCCTGAGTCTCAAGGTGTATATACTGTAGTTGATACAAATGGTAGCAATATCATATTTGATAAAGCTTTATCTATTAATATCGAAACAGCACCTCAAGACTTTTGGGGTGCAACCCTTAAAGGAACTGCTTATGGGGATCAAGTTATATTATTAGCCAATCCAGCAGAGCATAAAATAGATACTTATTCTGTTAATACAGCTGGTACAAATTGGCAAGAAGACAGCATAACATTAAGGTCAGATGCTAGTGGAACGAATTCAAAGGTAAAATATTATACAGTTGAAGATGCTATTAGGTGTTGTGATACTGCAGATAAGAACAATTCTAAGATACAGTGGTATGGATGGATACAGAGAAGACACTTTGAAAAAACGGCTGCTGCAAGTAGCTGGAAAGGCGATACTGGAGATAACTCTTATTTAGCATATTACGCAAAAGATAATACGTTAGCAAAGCCAACTCAAGGACATGTAAAATCATCCACAGGAACAGCTGGAGTTCTTGTTAAGTACAAAAGCTCAGATGGTGCAACGTACGATTCTTTAGACGCTGGTACTGGATTCAATGTAGCCATAACCACCGAAACAGACGTAGACGGGCTTATATCTTCTGGTATATATGAACTTGCTCAAACATTTGTATATGATGGAAATCAAGAATCGCTACCAACTGTCTATACTGATACACATACAATAACCGAATCAGATGACCTTAAAGTTCTTTCATTATGTATTGGAACAGTTGGACCGTTTGATCCTAGAATATCTGGTGGTAGGATATATATAAGAAAGCAGGATACAGATGAAGAATGGGTAATGCTTGTAGATATCGACCTTACAAAAGGATGTAGAACCAAGTTCACAGACGATCATAGTGTATGGGATAATGGTATATTTACACCTACTGGAACAACGGGCAATAGCAGTACATCCATAACGAGCGTATCTGATGTTACTTATTTAGTAGATGGGATGACCATAACTGGTGGCAATATAGAAGCGGGCACAACAATAGCAAGTCATAATGGAAGTAATGTTATTACTTTATCTCAAAATACTGCAAGTAGTGGTGGTGGCTCTACCACATTGACCATATCTGGTGGAGTATATTCTTGTCCAGATTTTAATCATGCTGCTAATAATTTTATAGTAAAGCAACTAGGTGCTATTACTTACGAAATGATCAATGGTTTTTCTTCTAATATATTTAGTCATGCTATAGGTGATAGTGGTGAATATTGGAAAGATGTTGTTGTCGCTAATAATAGGGCTTTTGTTTGCAACGTAAATATAAAAGATGAAAATACAGGTTTAACAAAAGAAGGGTCAACAACAACACATTTCCCAGATAGGATCATGTATTCAATGCCACATAGATATGATACATTTCCTTATCATAATTTTATCGAAGCCGCTAAAGGTGATGCAGATTCATATACTGCAATAGATTCATATGGCGATAGGCTATTAGCCTTTAAACGATACAGTCTTGACATTATCAACATAGCCAATCCAGATGATACAAGCTGGTTCTTAGAAGAATCTAGAAAATACATGGGCGTAGGCAATCCTGAAGCTGTTAAACGAACTCAGTATGGTGTTTTATGGATAAATCAGCAAGGGATCTATTTATATAATGGTCAACAGATACAAAATTTATCAGAGAATAAATTAAGCCCATCAACAATAAGTGGGTTGGTAACTACTTCTACAGGTATCATATATGACGAACTAGAATCTCTTGCCTATATTATCAAGAGCTTAAGTGGTGCAGCGTCTGGTATAACAGTAGATCTTAGAAAAGGAACCTTTGTCAAAACAACAGATTTTGTAAGCGTTGCTAATGACGGAAATACAAACCCAATAGATACAGATAATAATATTTTAATAGCAAATGATAGCGGAGCTGCTGTTGATTTTTACAAGCTGTACCGAACAGTGGCTGCTAATACTTGTGAATTTGAAACAAAAGAATATGATTTCGGTGATCCATCTACCACAAAAAAAGTATATGCTGTTTACGTAACCTATAAATCAGACAATGCTTTAACTGGTTATTTTACATTACAAGAAGACGATGGTTCATCGCATGCTTTAAGTGGTACTATTGCTTCATCTGCTACGAATTGGGCAACTGTAAAGCTTACTCCAAGTTCTCCAGTTGTATGCAATAAGATAGCAGTAAAAATGGATACAAGCTCAAATAATAGAAAGGTTTATATTAACGATATAGGTATTGAATATAGAATGCTTAAGAAAAGAGCTGGTTAATGGATAGGGTTTCTAGGTTTATAAATAATAGAAAGCAAGATAAGATACGAGTTGTAAATGCTCAACCATCTTTACAGTCTATGAGAGAAGGCGAAGAGGTGTTATTCTTTAATCGTAAGGGAGTGCTTTCGAGGTATAGAAAAGAACGAGGCATATTATGGCGTTCTGATATGTATAAGAACAACGATCTAAATGTTGAAGAAACTCTCAATGCTTCCAATTTAAAATACTCTTCAACCTTTATAGACTACAGATATTTTATACATAATTTTTCAGACGATATAAATACAGATACTCATTATATTCCTTGGCAAGGAACTGGAGAACAAACGTCTCCAGATAATTCAACATCTTCTTTTTTAGTTCCTTACAAAATGACCTGTCATAAAATATTATTTAGACCTGAAACTTTGTCTGACGCAACAGCTGACTTTGAATTTAAGATAGTAAAGCAAGATGATGGAGATACAACAAGGGATACTGTTTCTACTTTTACATACACAACAACACTTTCTAGCGATACATTGATAGAGATAAATCAATCAGATTGGGATAATTCTCCAACTGTAGAAGCTGGAGACAAGGTTTCTATTTATTTAGACGCAAGCACTGATCCATCTGGAACTATAGATTGGTTTATAACTTCTGTATGGAAAGTGACCATAAGTATATAATGACAATGTTAAATAAGAAAATATTTTATTAGATTAGGAATAATAATATGTCAAGTTACGCACAACTCGCAATGGCAGCTCAAGAAGCACAAGATAGAGCTGCTTTTAAAGCCGCTGAAAGAAAAGAATCTTCTAGGCGTGGCAGAGCAGCGAAAGCTGGTGGCTGGGGAAGGCTTCTCGGTATGGGTTTAGCTGGTCTTGCAACTGGTGGAATGGCTCCGCTTATTCAAGCTGGTCTTATTGGCTTAGGTGGATTAGCTGGTCGTTCTATTGGTAGAGCGGCAGCGGGTGGAAGAGAACGTGATGCTGACAAGAATATAGATGCTCTTTTTCGTCAAGGCGATCAAGAGGCATTTAAAGAGAATATTGAAGATTATCAAAAAGGTACAAGAGAAAGAATGCTGGTAGATGCTGGGAAAGATGCTTTCTCTGCTTTTACTATGGCTAAATATTTTAAACCTCATCTTGCAAAAGCAAAAGCATCGCTTGGAATAGGAGGAGCCGGTACTGGTCTTCCGCCTGAAATGGCAGAAGAAATAGCAAGGGCAAAAGGTGCTTCTGAATATTTAGCTGGTGCAGATGCGGGAATGTTTGGGGAAGCTGGATTTAGCAAAGCCGATCCAACTAGCTGGGCTAGAACTCCTGCTGCATCTACTCTTGGTCCAATGACAGATCCCGGTCCCGTTAATACGGTTGGACCTTATGGGGTTGACCCTGTCCAACAATTTGGAACAGACCCATTAGGTGTAAATGATGATCCGTTAAGTAATGTACCTAGTCCTTATAGTCCAACTGCACCAGACCTGTATGGAAGTTCTGCAGAGAATTATTCTAATGCTGTTGCAAGAGCTCAGGCAATGAGCGATCAAGGAATGTTAAGTCCTGAAATTAGACAGTCTTTAGGTTTGACCAGTCAAGCAGATCAGGTTATGAGCAATGCTTATGCAAATAATTATGCACAGCTTTCAAATATGAGCCTAGATGAATTTGATGCAATGATGAATGCACAAGATGGGAACTTGTTAGACTTGACTGGTGGTAATCCTTATCAAATGAACCAGCAATTTAATCCATATCAAACAACACCTCAACCAATGACAATATATTAATGAACGGTAATCCTCAACATACAAATCCTTGGCTTCAATCTGCTCTTGGTAATACAACTAATCCCAATATGGACTTTCAAAGCTTTCTAGAAAGCAGAGGAATTGAAGTTGATCCTACGAAACTAGGAAAGTTCTTTACTGGTATATCAGACGAATATCAACAAGATATTGGAATGGCTAGAGCAGGTCTTCAACAGACATGGGATCAAGCAAGAGCTGGTGCTATGGGTCAAATGTTTGGATTAGGTGGTGGTCAAGGTTTTGGTTCTGTAGGAGGCGGAGGTTTTGGAAGGCAAGGTTATAACCTTAATAGAAGTATTGGTGGTATCAATACAGCTTATGGTCAAAATATGGAATCAGGTCTTTTAGGATTTGCACAAGATAGCTTAAGTGCAAAAAGAAGAATGGAATCACAATTTATGGATGTTGCAAGCGGATTATTAGCAAGAGACGCAGCTGGAATAGGTAACTATAGAGCACCAGATATGCAACCGGACGATTACGATGAACAGTCAGATCAAGACTGGTTTCGTTAAAAGGAGTATATAATGTCACAATATCAATCAGGCGAATATATAAATGAATTCTTAAATCAAATGCCTACGCTTCTTCTTACTATGCGTAAGATGGATGTAGACCAAATGCTACAGACAAGAAAGCTAGATCAACAAGACAGGGTTATCAATCTTGATGCACAAAGATTTGCTTTTGATTCTACTATGAGAGATAGGCAAATGAATATTATGGAAGCCGAAGCTGGTAGAGCTGGTGAGTTATTTGCAGAAGAAAAGAAAGGTCGTCAAGCTTGGAGAAAGGTAAAAGAACCATTAACCCAAGCAATGAAACAAAGAATGCAATTAGATGAAGAATATAGAAAGCAAAAAGAAGATATGCCGTTTAAACATTGGTGGCGACCAAATGAAGAAAGTTGGCAAATATTCGGAAAAGATATAATCAAGTCCGAAAGGCAGATCGCTAAAGATATTGCAGAAGAAAAATATGGAAAGCCAAAAGAAGCTAGTGAAGTTTTTGGAGACGTTGAGTCTATTAGTAAAGACCTTTCCCCAGAGCAATTCATGAGTATATATAGCAATCCATATTTTCAACCACAAATGCTTGGTAAAACAGGGCTTATGGGGCTTGCGTCTGCACCAATGGCAGGTGGATATTATCCTTAAGGAGTTATTATGGCATTAAGTTTTGTAGCTGTACAAGAATTAAATCGTAGATACAATGAAGACCCTCGGTCTTTTACAGACCAAGAGGCTGAAATGATAGCGGGTCTTTCTAATCAATTTGGTCTAGAATTTCAACGAGAATCAAAGCCTCTTCAAAAAGGAGCGTTTGATTTTGCTGATATAGCAGCTTTTGGTTTATTGCCGAATGAATGGCGACCTACAACCAGAGGCGAAACTGTATACGGAGAAACTGGTCGTGATAAATTAGCTGGTGATGTAGGTTCTTTAGGTGGATTACTTGGTGCAGTGGGTACTGCTACAGGTATATATCGTGGCATCAGAGGATATCGAGCAATGAAAAAAGCTCCCGGCTTTAGCCCAGAAGGTGGTGGAACAGCACCCGCAGGAGATATAGTTCGTAAATCATCTGAAGGTATTACGAATACAGGTCGAGGCTTATTACCTCCTTACGAAGGTGGTGGTGCTTTGGTTCCAGCTCCTTTACAATTAACTGGTAGGCTAGGATTACCTAGTCCACCAACTCCACTTCAATTAACTGCTGGTGGTCGCAATCTTCTACCTCCTTATAGAACAAGCAGTGTAGGTGACTATATGCAAACAAGAATTAATGACCTATTAATTGGACAGGGAGCATCTCCAAATATGAGTTTCGGACCTACGTATTTGTAGGTTAAACAATGGCACTCTATAGCGAGTCATATCGTGTCAAAAAGCTTATTGACATGTATAGGGCTAATCCTATGCAGTTCACAGAAGAACAGGTTGATGAGCTTCAGGAAATAGCACAGCAAGTAGATCTCAAGTTCAATCGAGTATCTTCAGATTTCAATCTTCGTAATACAGTAGAAACAGCTATCGGTGGTGTAGCCGAAGGCTTTACTACTATTCCAGTTGGCAGAGAACCTCGTAATACATATGAGGCTATCGCACATTCCCTTGGTCACTTAGTTGGTTTCGCTCCCGGTATAGCAGCTATCCCTCTTAAAGGAATGGCTAGGGGTGCATCCAAACTTGGTATGATGGGCGTAGAAAGAGCATTAGAAAAAGGTGCTTTTGGTGCACAGGTTGTTAACAAGTTCTCTGTTCCTATGCTATTTGGTGATAAAGCAAGTGACCTTGTAAACAAAGGTATATCCAAAGCTGGTCTTGAATCCCTTGAATATATGAAACGTGGTAGTGCAGCTCGTGGTGTTTTCAACGATGCTGTTCACTTAGGCGTTGCTAGTGGTGTTAGTAGTTTCTGGGGCGGACCAGATCAGATACTTAATTCAATGATACATGGTACAATAGCAGGTGGTGCATTTGGCGGTCTTGGAAACTTTAAGCAGATAGGTACTTTATTACAAAGTAAAAATTATGCGAATCATGAAAGAGCAGAACGCATGATCAAGACTGGTATTGGCTCAATGATAACAGGACTGCCTACAACTCTTCAAGATATGCCTATAGAAATGCAGTTATATCAATATTTATTAGGCGGATTCTTTGGATACCAAGCAAGACCTTCTTATGAAAAAGAGGGAATGAAATTCTACGCAGAGGATATTGCATCAGGTAGACCAGATAGGGTATTCTATCCTGAGAAGAATCCTGAGTTTGACAAGCTATCTAAAGATACAAAATCATATGTATATAAACAGGCAGCAGATCAGGCTCGTATCAGCATGATGAAGACAGGTGCTTGGGAAACAAAAGAAGAATTGGAGATCCATTTAGCTACTGCCGCAGAAAAAAGATATGGCAGAAAGCCAACCGAAGAAGATATAAATAACATAGCACGTGAACAGGCTGGTAGGATAGTTCAAGGTGGTATTGTTATTGACCTTAAAGAATGGGAAGATCCATTTCCAGAGCAAGAATCAGACCCTAGGTCATCTGCAAGAGAACAGATGCTTGTTCAGATCTTTAGAAAAGATGGTAAACCCGATGGACCAATAATAGGCATAGAAGCTATTCCCAGAGGCGGTGATTATAAAGGTACTAAAATGGATGGTATCTCTCCCGTTACAAAAGATGGTAAAGCGTGGGATATTCCAGCAGATATACTAGATGGTAGAGAATTAATAACCCTTCAATATATCAATGTTTCTGGTAGAAAAGATTCTGATGGTCGTATCATTGTAACAAAGCCCTTCAAGGGCGTTCCAAACTTTAAGACTGGTAAGCTTGATTACAATGTAAAAGAACATGACTGGTATGCAATAGAAGATCACCTTGCTTCAAATAATATGTATATAGATGGAGGTGTTAAAGATAAGGGTATTTTAAAAGTAAGTGTTTTTCACCCTGATATTAATCAGATCAGATTTGATACAATGGTTGAAAATTTAGCAAGGGGTCAATTAAGAGAAGCCTTAGAAAAAAATCCTAACCTATCTGCTGGTGAGCAGAAAAGATTATTGAACCAATATAAAAGCGAACTATATGATAACTACAATCAAAGTGAACGCAAAGAATTAGAATGGTTCGGAGATGCTATTGAATCAGAGGTTATGGAACGTAATATAATCGATAGACATAAAAAATCTTGGAAAAGCAATGTTTTATGGGAAGCACAGCGTCATGGATTATATACAGTAGGTGGAGATGAACGTGGCTTTACTATGATAGGTAATCTTATGAATAGTAAAGTTGGTGCTAGGAATGTTGTTGACAGAAATAAACGTGAACAAATGTTCCACACTAAGAATATTCCTTTGAATTTTGATATCAATGGAAAGAATACTTTAAACATTACTGTGTTAAAAGATTATGTACCCAAGGAAAATGAATTCCCAGATATGTGGTACAAACAAGACGTTAAAGAAGCAGACGGTAGCGTTAAAACATATAAGTATCCATATGAATCTCAAACAGATGGAACTATATATATAAGACAAGACGTTTGGAATGAGATAGTAAAGAATTCAGGATTTAAAAAAGGTGAAGAATTCGTTAGAGATCTCATGGAAGATTCTGGAATGCTTAAGCCTAGTATTGTGACCAGAACAGAAACGGGTGTTTTAATAGGTAAGTCTGCTGGTAGAAAAGCATCAGATTCTATGAATGAGTTTATGTTACAGAATGATCTTGATGTGATTCTAATGTCTTCAGCCGCAAAACATAAAGGCGGTATTAAAGAAAGTAAATACGATTATGTAGATGGAAGACATGTGGCGTTAGGCGAATTAGATATTAGACAAATGCCTATTTCAGACTTTAGACTAGACCTTGGTGTCTATGAAAATCCTATCAAGTCTGTATCTCCTCAAATGATAGTAAGACAGTTATTTGGAAACCTTAATGAACAGCAACATGGTAAGATATCTGAGCATGTATTTAAAACTTTTTATGAACCTCTTATCGATGGAGACCCAATTCAGAATGCAAAAATAGAACAATACATTAAAGATCCAACATCTGGTATAGACTTTAAAAAATTAAACGTAGACCAGATATCACTTAAAAATATTCATTCTATCCTAACATCTGAGGGTAAAGAATTAAAAGATTTAAGAACACACATACGTGATCATATCATGCGTGTATCCACAGAACGTGATCAAGGGGAAGCTGATCTTAATTTCACAGATGACCAATGGCGGGACTATATATTTAGAAATAAAAGAATATTTCATACCGTAGGAACAACAGACGCAGTTGCTGATGGCTTTAAAGCAACTAGTAAGTTTTGGGAACATACTTACAAAAGATATATGATAGATAGGTATTTAAGACCTAAATGGAAATACTCTGGCAAGGGTTGGGCTATGCCATATGGTGTAGAAGAATTAAGAACCATGAAGATCAATGAAGGCGAGTTCATGATGGATGACGGGATGAAAAGATTTCCCGTTGATTTTGACGCTAAAATAGTAAAGGCTATACTACCTAAGAAAAAAGGAAATAAAGCCTACCTTGGCGAAATTTGGCGTATTAAACAGATGCTTAACAACCCAGCTAAGGTAAATAAAATGAAAGAAGCTGGTATCTATAGTAAAGTAAAGAAAGCTATTGATAAGTTTGATAGCGAATTTGTTGTTATACGTGTCCCTGCTGATTCATCAAGTGGTGCTAGGGTTCTTGTCTTTAAAGGGTTTACAGGTAGAAAAGGTAACGCTGTTTTAACTCACCCTAAAGACGATGCTTATCTAGGCGGTATGGATAAGGATTCAGATTCAGTATTTATTTATCATGGGTTCGACAGTAAGGTAAAGAATGCTTATAAGAAAGTTAAGAATGAATGGGAAAAAGACGGTAAGGTCATAGACGGAAAGTCTAAGGACATGGATCCTATATTCAATGACGTTTCCGACCAAGATACTTACCTACATCCAGCTAGTATATTTTCTCCATCTATGAGAAAAGAGGTTGCAAGGAATGTATATGAAGGCAATAATGGTATAGGCTGGGCTATCAATAATAGAACAACTATCCAAGCTTTGGTTGACATGGCAGCAGCAAATGACGGAAAGCTTGTAGTTGATATACATCCCAAATTAAAGAATGATGCTGGAAAAGAAACATTCAAATTGAATTATGAAAGAAATCTTGGACAATACATATTAACCCTTAAGCCGAATGCAGGTGAGAACGTAAGGCTTTATGGTAGAGAAATGCTTAACCGTTCTGCAGATGCTGGTAATTATCCTAAAATGAGATCATATGTGCGGTTTCCTAGGTTGTTATTTGAACAGGCTTTTGATGTAGAATTCAAGCCTGCGTCTTGGATGAATGATCCTAAGTATGAAGCAATGAGAGATACATTTGCTCAGGCAGATTATCAAAGAATTAAAAGCAATACAGACCTTGGAAAGCTTTATAAGATGGGTCAAACAATGAAGCCTAATGCTATGAGTAAAAAGGGAACTGGAGAATCAATGGATCTTGCAGAATTCCAAGAAAGGCTTTTTGGTGATACTCAAGTTGGTCCCAATTTTAAATACAAGTTTCCAAATATAATGACCCTTATTACTTATAAGGCACGTAAGGATGGTGTGCATAAAATGATATTCACACATCCTCACGATTCAAATATAAACCTTATTAAGTCTTTAGATAAGCTCATAGCAGAAGATCCATTAGCAAGAGAACTTGCTGGAGATAGATTGATATCTTTATCAAAGAACCTAGAAGCATTAAGGCAGAAGGCAGCGTTAACAGGAGACTGGAAAAACCTTACTGAAATGCTACAGAAAGAGAATCTTAAAATAGCAAGCTTTATGGCTTTGGTTAAAAAAGCTCATGCTATAGAAGCTAAGATACTTGCTGAGGGTGGTAATGCTGCAGACGTTAAAAGAAATTTAAAATCACTTGCAGATAAAGCAGATATTATAAAAAAGAAATATCAAAATATCGACCGTGACCCAGAAGGCGAACATAAGAATACTTATTTTACAGATTATGATAGCGAAGTTGTTGCTCTTAAAAATAGCATAAGACAAGAACTGGGTGAGAAAGGTATAGACCCTACAAAATTTGAAGAATATTTAGATATATATTTACTTAGTCCATTTGCAAAAGGTCAGCGTTTTGGGATCTTCAGTAGGATACCTTGGCAGTCTCCACAGATAGGTAACAAAGCTGTTAAAGATGTGTTCAATGAGCTAGATGTTGTAACAACATTAGCTAAGAAACCTGCAGTTAAACAGGCAGATAAAATAGAGGCTTTTAAAGAATATCTACATAGACCATCTAACTATGCTAAAATAGATGATAGTTTTACCAAGTTCATGGGACAAGACTTTGTAGGTGATCCTGTATTTGATGCTAAGGTCAAGCGATTAAAAGATCACATGGCAGAACATCCTTACTGGGCTGAACATCCAGAAGATGCTTTCATTATGTATACGTATGAATTCGAGGCTGCTCCTAGAGACTTTAGCACCATGACAAAGAACGATGTTTCAAACCTCTTAAGATTCTTTGAATACTATAATCCAAAGTTCAAAGAAGGTTGGATAGATAGATTTGTAAAAGACAATTTTCCATCAACTAAAGATAGAGATCCTATGCGTATACAAAGGATATTCTATTATAATAGACCTACAACCTTAGATAAAAAGACACTGGCTTATGAGGTCAATATATTCAAGCAAGCCAATATGCCTGTAAAAAGTAAGGACAGGGTTGTTATAAGAGATGTAAAGCGTGTTATGTCTACGCACGGTGCGATGCGTGAATGGTTAAGTAAGATGGTGAGTCAATCTGAGAATGAGGTTTCTACAGTATTAAATAAGATGGATGAGTCTACATACAGAACCTTATCAGGTCTTACGCCTAATGAACGAGTTGAATTGTTCAATAAGGCTGTAGATATAATGGAAGGCAAGACCACACTTGATAAGATACCTAAAGAATATTTAAATAGAACATTCAATATAGAAGAAAAAGGTCAGCAAAAGAAATTTACTGGCAAGCAAATGCTTGAATCTTTGACCAGAAGGATACGTGATGATCTTGAAGAATTTGGGAATGAGTATGTTTATCTTTCAGATAAATGGGATAAGGTAGAGACTGATATAAATACAGCTACTGTTGTAAAATTAAATGACTATATGATATGGCGTAATGGAAAGTTTGATTTTGAGAATTTTTATAAGAAAGTAATTAGACCAGCTTGGGAAGGTAAGGACATAAAAAATATACCCCTTGAAGCTATATACAGAGCACAGTACGAGTACAGGCTTGAGCAGATTATAGGCAATAAGAATAAAAATGAATTATTCAAAGCTAGTGGATTAAGTAAAGGATCGGATATTAGAAAGGCATACAGAGAGGGTAATCTTAAAAACAAAGATGGTAAGAAATTAGATACAAAGTTTAGACCTATAGGAAGATATAATAAGGAAACATATTTTCCACATGTTTGGAGAACTAGGCTAACCAAAGCAGAGAAAAGAAAGCTACAAGCTCATGAACAAGAGCTTTATGAAGCAGAATTATCAAAAGCCTTGAGCAAACCAGAAGAGGTTATAGAATATCTAGAAGCTCAAGCTAGATTAATGAATCCAGAATCCTCTGAAAAATTAACTAAGATCATAGATGCTTATAAAGATACAAAGAATATTGATCTGTTACGCTCTGTTCTAGAGCCTGCTTTAAGAAGTAAGTACCAATACTTAAGTGATGCTATGTCACATCCAACAAAGTTTGGTGAGTCTCATATGCATGAAGCACTTGTACAGGTAGATATGACATCTAAAGATGTTGCTGGTATTATTTCCGACTTAGTTCGTATCGGTTTCTTTTCAAGACCTAAAAATATACTTGAAAGACAATCAGAATATCCAGCCTATATGAAAGAATATGATGCTATTAAAATGTATAAAGAAGGCGTTGTTAAGTCTAGGTTAAAAAACCTTGCTGCACTTATGGGAGATGTTGAAATAGACAGAATGACAGCAAAAGAACCTTTTGGTAAGTACACAAAGGATCATGCTGAATTTTACCGCATGTACCTACGGGATTCTCTTGGATACAAAACAACATTTTCTGATTGGGTATTGAGGTCAATGGAGAATAGTGACCCTCTAAAATTAAAAAAGAATATGTACTATCAGACAAGCGATCATGAGATGATACAGAAGCTTGACCGTATATTAAAATTCTTTGGCACTGATAAACTCCCATTTAATCTTCCTAAGAACGATCAAGCGAGAGCTGAGAAATTGGCTAGGATCATACATGACCTAGGTGCAGTAGAAGCAAAGTTTCAGTTATTGACATTACTTGCTAATACTGGTGTTGCTACTGGTAATTTATTTGGTGGTTCTTTGAATACAGTTACAAAGACAGGTCTTAGAAATTTTCTAAGGTCTACAAATTTTAAATATCTTGAAAAGAATATCCTTAAGAATGAGAATGGCGACTATCAATTAAAATTTAAAGATGGAAGCTTTGTAAAAACAAAGAAAGACCTGAAGAGGTGGATCATTGAGAAAGGTGTTATAGAACAATATATAAAGAACGAACTTGATTTCAACCCAAAAGTAAGGGTGATGAAAAACAAGAAAGCTCTTTATGAGTTCGCTAAAGATTTCAATAAGCTCTTATTAAAGAATCCAGATCCTAATAAAGAAACGATCATGGAGCTTGCCCGTAGGCACGGTCTTACTGAAAAGATACTTGAGCTAGGAGCATTCCCCATGCAGGCATCTGAAAGATGGCTTAGGGCTAATGCATTCTTATCTCACATGCTGCAGATGAGAGATAGTTTTAATGGTATGGCAGGTCAATTAGATCTGAATAGTGATGCAGTTATAAAACATGCATTGAAAGGTGTGGAAGCAACGCAATTCGTTTATCATAGTGTTGGCAGAAGTGCTTTTATGCGTACTGCTACTGGTAAGGTCCTTACAAGATTCAAGAACTATGTCCAGAATCAAATAGCATTTCAAAGAGAGATATATAGACAGGCTAAGTTGTACGGGTTCAAACCCGGTACTAAAGCTCATGATGATTTTCAACGTCTATTTGTTATCAATGCAATGCTTATGGCATTAGGCTCTGCATATGCATATAGCCTTTTTGATGTAGCTACTCCTCCTCCATTTGACTGGATGATCGAGACTGGTGAATTGATGTGGGGAGATAAGAGAGAGCGAGAAAGAGCTTTCTTTGGTACATATCCTAGGGCTATTGCACCGCTCCAAATCATTACTCCACCTATTGCACGTATACCTCAAAGTTTAGTAATGTTACTCAATGGAGATTGGGAAAGATTTGCAGATTACCAAGCTTGGACATTATTTCCTTTTGGAAGATTCGCAAGGTCTGTTGATAAAACATTCAACGAACCTTACGGCACAACCTTTGGTAGGGGTATGCAACAGTTTGTAAGGATCCCAACAGATAAATTCAGACGGGATTATGACAGAGCACAGTTGGAAAAAATGCGTAAAGAATACATAGAATCAACCATCGATGACCTTTATGAATCTGAAGGTGAAGATTGGGACAATAAGGAGAATTAAAAATGGCATTTAGAAAAGATCAATTTGGTTTTGGTACAGAGCAACCAATAAGCCAAGAAGATCTATTAAAGATGGAACGATCTAAGCTGGATAAGCTTTTGTCTATGGGAGAGATAACTCAAGAAGAGTTCACTAGAATGTACAAACAATTACAGGATACTATATCTGGAATTGAGAAGGCAAAGAGCACTGGAGTTGTTTCAAACATACAGCCATCAAATAAAGATGAATTTGAATTATTTGGGGTAAGCTCAGAAGGTGCAAAAAGGTATTAACTATGATGGGATTACTTAAACTACTTGGACCCGGAGCACTCGCAGCAGGTGCGGGAGCATACGGAGTAGACAAGGCTACTGAAGCCATGACAGGTGGTGGAATACAATTTGATCCTTGGGGTGAGAAAAGAGAAGCCTATGAAAGAGATCTTGGTTCAAAGTATATAGAAGAAGAAGCTTATCAAAGAAGCAAAAAGAAACAAGAAGAGGCGTATGAAAGAAGCAAAGGGGATAAAGATTCTTTTGGATACGGTACTGTTAAGCTTAGAGATTCTGATTGGCTTGATGTTGAACATAAAGGAGAAAAATATAAACTTGCAAATATTCCAGAGGTTCAGGAAGTAATGCAAAGTGCTACCATGTTCAACATGCAAGATGTCTTTGACAATCTTTTAGATCAAGGCTACATTAAAAAAGCATAGTGCCCGGATCAAGAACATATAACCAGACCAAAGGCAAAAAGGCATGGATACAAGAGCCAACCAAAGAACCTGTAGTTTTTACAGAGGCATCTGATATACTCGTATCCAAATATGTTGATACTAAAGCCAAAAAACAGTCTAGATTAGCTAACACCTTAAAGAAGATGGCTAATAGACGTAAGAAAAAACAATGATATTTAAAGCTATAGTAGGTATGCCTATTATGGAGAAACGTCCATATAGGGCAAATTAGACCTACTTTTTTTAGGAGAACATATGCCAACTCATAAAAACCTGTCAGATCTTATAATTGACAGAAGAAAACATATAAAAGATAGTAAAAAAACCAGATCACGTTCTAATAAGTCTAAATAACTGATCATAAGATGAAGATAGTTAAAGACTCAGATGGTAATATAATAGGTTGCCGTCATTGCGGATCACGTTCTATTCATAAAAGCGGTTTTGTTTATAGAGCCGAATCAAAAAAACAACAATGGTTATGTACTGCTTGCGGCAGGAAAACATTAAAACCTAGCATTCTTGAAGAATCTCCTTTTTCTGGCGAGAAAAAAGAAAGTGAGTTATTAAATATTGACGAACTCATTGAAATGCGTAAGAAAAAGTATGAGCAAAAGACCAGATCAAAAGAAGATAGAAAACTATACAATATAAAGATCAACATGAAAGGTCCTATAGGGATATGCCATTTTGGTGATCCTCATATTGATGACGATGGTACTAACATCGCTGAAATATATTCTTTGTGTAATCTTATAAATAAAACAGAAGGTCTTTTTGGTGGGAATCTTGGTGATGTACAAAATAACTGGATAGGTAGATTATCCTATTTATACGGACAGCAATCTACATCAGCAAAAGAAAGCTGGAGACTAACAGAGCATTTTGTAAATCAAGTTGAATGGTTATATCTGGTTGCTGGTAATCATGATGTTTGGTCAGGGGATGGTGATCCTTTAGAATTTATTATGCGAGATCACAAGGGAGTCTATGAACAATGGGGTGCTAGGCTTAATCTTTCTTTTCCAAATGGAAAAAAAGTAAGAATAAATGCTAGGCATGTATTCAAAGGTAATTCAATGTGGAATACTGCTCATGGTGTAGCTAAAGCAGCACAGATGGGATGGAAAGACCACATTCTTACGTGTGGTCATACACATGTTTCAGGTTATCAGGTTCTTAAAGACCCAGCATCGGGTTTGATATCACATGCTTTACAGGTAGCATCATTTAAAATGATAGATCAATATGCAGATAAGCTTGGTCTAGATGATAAAAATATATTCAACGCTCCTGTTACGATCATCGATCCTAAGTACGATGATGACGATAATAGATTGATCACTACCATATTTAATCCTTACGAGGGTGCAGAATACCTTACGTATAAAAGAAAAAAGGCTCTCGGTTAAGAGAGCCTTTTGTTTTCTTTACGCATATCACGTTTGTTTAAGAATATTATCCACAGTATTAGTATTACTATAAGAGAGAAGTTCAATACAACAAACCATGATACTAGCATGATCCAGTTTGGTATGTCTATTATGAGCATTATTCCTCCTCCTCATATATTATATCGCAATGTTCTAAGCAGCTAGAACATATGTCCTGATATTTTATTTCTGCATTACAACAATCACTTACCATTTAGCTCCTCATTGTTTTTGCTGCGGTATCCCAGTGGTCTGGGTATCCCAAGTTTTTTTCAACATGACTTTCAATAGCCCACTGTATAGTATTCCAATTCACGCCAATACTTGCATCGTGTTGGCTGTCTACTATTGATAATATATCCATACAGTCATCATCTGTTAGCTTGATAGGTAACTCCATATTCTTAGACATGTCTTTTACATCATCAATACACCACACTATTCGTATTGAGTTTGTTTCATTGAATCCGTAACCATAATCATGTTCTGGTTTACTCATTGTTTTTATCCTTTAGTATCTTCTGTATAGCATCCTTAGCCATTTTACGATACTTTGCACTGCTCGCTTGTGTTGTTATGATCTCATCTAAGCATTCTAATGCTCTTGACAACATAGCAGCGAGTTCATCTATCTCTTTATCTTTCTTGTCTTTAGGTTCCTCGTATTTCTCTAGTTTGCTAACAGGTATGACCCTTAGTTCAACATTGGCTCCTACCTTTTTCTTATCAAACTTTTGTGCAAATTCACGTGTAACCAAATATTTATCTGGATATACTAGATTGTCGTGTTTATCTGTATAGGATATATCTACTACACATGGTAGTCTGAATTCAGCTATACCTATACATCTTTCTTTATATCCACCATCCCAGATAGGTTTACTGATAGTGTATTTATTCATTATCGAATTTGTCCATTATGTTTTCGATCTCCTCAAGTAATTCATGATACATTGTTTGATACTCGTCTAATTTGTTTTCTATTCTATGCAGTCTCCATAGTTGACTTAGTTGCAATGCAAGCATCATAAGCATAGTGAATTCCCAGTACGGGAAATATTCCGTACTAAATAAAACTTCCCAGTAATATCTCATATTATTCTCCAGTTTTTGACAAGGGACAAACGCCAACCTGTCCCTTGCCACATTTGCCGTCCTCTTTTCTTAACCGTCTTTTCCTATGGAAAATCCAATCTTCAGACAAAGAGGGTTAGCCCGTTAACCTCTTAAAGAGCGTTAACAAGTCTCCGTATCGTATTGTTACTAATGGTTCTTTACGATCTTCTTTGAGAATCTGTCCATATACTTCATCACATGGCTTTAGATAGTTCGCAATAGACTTACGACCTTTTACTTGAAATTTAAAAGGGTGACTTTTTACTGCGTTTTCACTGCAGGGTAGTTCTACTACTATGTCAACTTCTTCATGCCAGCCTAGTGATCTTCCATCAGATCCCCAAGCTCTACGTGATTCAAAGCCAAATTCTTTGGCTAGTTTTACACATTCTCGTTCAATTCTGTTTCCTTTTTGTTTTGGTGCTTTTCCACTCATGGTAACATTTTATCCTTAAATGCAAATCCAAAGAAGAGTTCTAGATTGAACAGTCCTATGGACATGTGGTGATGGTATCCTTTGTGTTTTCCTATTCCAACTGTGAACAAGAAAACTCCAAATAGTACCAGTTTTATTCCTTTATAGTCATTTCTCAGTATTCTAGCATACTTGAATATAGGTAATCCAAATATTTGAAGATTCATCTTTATCCTTAATTAATTGAAAGATAAGGGAGAGGGTTGATATTGAAAGTGCGGAATCTATCAATATAGGAGCAAAACATTGTCCCTCTCCCTTGAGGTTTATATTTGTTGAAAACTAAAGGTATTGTAGTCGAATGACATTTTAACTTCAAATGAGCTTTCATCCCTTGTACCAAGAGACGATATTATTCTCATGTTGTCGTTTTCCACGCCTTGTTCAAATCCTATGACCTTATCAGCTTTTTGTTCTATAACAGAGTTTCCCTTGAAACTATGAATACCTAGTCTTTCTCCATTCTCTAGTTGCTGTGCAGCATACTTTGATATGTGAGATATGCCAAAGATTATTATCTTATGTCTATTGGCTAGGCTTTTTAGTTCCTTTATGATAAAGTTTTGTCGTTCATATTCATCATTGTAATACTTAGCGGGTATGGTGTCTATAGTGTCTATTACCAGCATTTTTGGTGAATAAGTTTCTATTACCTTATCATAATCACGTATGTCAGGAGAATCGTCAGTTACATGTATATGATTCATACTTTCTCTTAGGTACTCATCATACTCATGATTCCAATTATCGAAGCTTTCTTTGTTGATGCTTAAAGCACATTGAAAGAATCTTCTACATATCAGATCTTCGTTTACCTCCAATGACATGAACGCTGTCTTTACATCGGGAAATTGTGATATGATCCATTGTACAAATGCTGTCTTACCTATCTTAGTGTTTCCACCAAGAATAGCAAGTTCTCCAGCCTTGAATACATAATCATCGGACAAAGCCATGATGTCTTTAAAGTTGAATTGACTATTGTATTTAGATTCTTCTATATATTTCTTATAAGATTCTATCATTTGGTCAACATTCTTTAATTTGACACCATGTCCATAGTCCTTAAGACTGTAGTATTTACATTTAGGATCACAGTGTTTTTCTAGTATTTCATCTTGACAAGTATATTGATATCCTTGTTTAAAAGTGTCTATTACTACTCTTTCTACTTCTTCATCAGGGAAATCGTCTGGATATGTAGCTATCCAGTTCTTTGCAAGTAAAATACATTGTTCCTGCGTAAAGCCTTTCCTACGCCATATAGACACTAGCCTAAGTAATGTTAAGTGCCTATTGGCTACCCTAGCACCGTTATTTGTTATGTGTTGTCCACATGTAACGTCACTATTTGTAGGGTATTTAGAATTACTAAGAACCTTACGTTCTTCAGGAACTTCTTTTCTGCTATATTCCATTGGCTCCCAGATCACTTTAAAATCGTTCA